GAGATGTTTATAAAGTACAATCCTACTATAGTTATTCATCTTGCAGCACGTGTAGGTGGTATTCAAGATAATATTGCCAATCCAATTGAATTTCTTGAAGATAATATTCTCATGAATACTAATGTTGTCAAGACAGCACGTGATTATGGAGTTAAGAAATTTATTGGATTACTCAGTACTTGTATCTATCCAGATAATGCTCTTTCATATCCAATGGATGAAGGAGAGCTCCATGACGGACCACCGACACCTACTAATCTTGGTTATGGTTACGCTAAACGGGTACTTGGTGTTCATCTTGAAACCATTCGCAAGAAAACAGGCCTAGAATATTTCTCTATTATACCTTGCAACTTATATAGTGAAAGGGATAATTTCGAAGATAGTAAAAAGGCTCACTTTGTAACTGCTTTGCTAAAAAAGATTAAGATTGCTGTTAATAATGGTGATGAGGTAATCGATCTGTTAGGATCTGGACTACCTATTCGTCAGTTTATACATGCTGAAGATCTTGCTAAAATTATTAGTATGTGTGTTGGTAGAAAGATTAAAACTGACTTTAATGTAGCACCTGATGAGTCGTTATCTATTAAAGAGATTGCAGAATTAGCTCTTAAAGCTACTGATAACTCTCACCTCGAAATTAAATTCGATCACGATCGTAAAAAGGATGGTCAATTTAGAAAAGATGTATCTAATAAATTACTAAGAGACCTCTTTCCTCAGTTTGAGTTTACTAATTTTGAGACTGGTTTAAAGAGAGCTTACAGAAATATTAAGTAACAGTTGACTTTGTAAAGACATCTCATATAATAATTGTATGAGATCAGTTAAGTTAGTATCAGATACTATTGACAAAACCGATATCAAGGCTCTTATAGAGTGGCTTGATGCAGCAGATGAGCCTATACCTCAGCTCACAAAGGGTCTGCAAACTATAGAGTTTGAGAAGAAATATTCTAATTGGTTAGGCTCTAACCATTCTGTATTTGTTAACTCTGGATCATCTGCTATCCTGCTTGGACTTGCAGCTCTTAAGTTTGGTGGTAAGTTAAAAAATGATACAGTTATTGTTCCTGACTTAAGTTGGGCTACAGATGTTAGTTCACCGTTGATGCTTGGACTTAATCCAATTCTCATTGATGCTAACAGGGAGGATCTTTCAGTAGATATTAATAGGTTGGAATGGATCTTTAAGAGTAAAAAACCTGCAGCATTTATTCTTGTATCTGTATTAGGACTCGTTCCAGATATGGATCGCATTGTTGAGCTATGCAAACAACATGATGTTCTTCTCCTAGAAGATGTTTGTGAGAGTATGGGTTCAGAATATAAAGGTAAGAAGCTTGGTACATTTGGTTGTATGTCCTTCTTCTCTTTATATTATGGTCATCATATCTCTACTATTGAAGGTGGTATGGTTTGTACAAGTGATGAAGAGATTCATGATTTACTTCTTATGATTCGTAGTCATGGTTGGGATAGAGATCTTCCAAAGAATAAGCAAGACATGTTACGCTCAGTTAATCAAATAGATGACTTTAGCGCGCAGTTTTCCTTCTATCTTCCAGGTTTGAATGTACGCTCTACTGACTTACAAGCTGTGATTGGTCAACGACAGGTATGTAAGATTGATAAGTTTGCTAAGATTCGTAATAAAAATTTTAAGTTGTATCAAGAGCTTCTTGATGAAAATGATTCTACATTAAACATTATTGATAGAGAAGATTGCTTTATATCAAGCTTCTGTTATCCTATTGTTAATAAGGATAAAGACGCTATTGTAAAGCGTTTACGTAATAATAATATTGATTGTAGACCTCTTATTGCAGGTTCAATTACAATGTCACCAATGTGGAAGAAGTTTGGTGGCGGTCATACTAACATTCCTGTATCACAGGAGATCAATAAGTATGGTCTGTATGTACCAAATCATCAAGGAATGGATGAGCAGGATGTTAGGAATATTGTTAGTTTAATCAAAGGATGAGATCAATAAATGTGTTGATACTCATAAGATATAGGATATAATAATGTTAGTAAGTTATGATTATTAAACAAGACAAGTATTGCGGTGCTTTTATCCATAAGCGGTTCGCTTATGAGCAGTTTCGAAAAGAAGTATCTCCAGTAGGAAATATTGTTGCTTTCCGAGCTCCAATGGACGTTAAGGAAAACCTGATTGACCTTGAAGATACTCTAACTGATGATTTTATTCATTCAGCTGATGCAATTAATTTCTGCTGGGAGGTTCCTAATCTTGGACCACTTGGTGCTGTATCTTTTCAACGACTATTTAATACTGCAATTGCTCAAGTATTGAGTACTTATATTAAAGCACCTATTGCAATGGATGGTGATGATCTAATGGTTCAAAAGACCTTTGTTGGATCTGATGGTCAGTCTCGTGATGAAGGTAAAGTTAGTGTTTCAATTACTTACAGTCTTGAAAATATAGCTCTTGGTCATACTGCTATCAATATTGATGCTGGTGATAAAGCTCCTGGATTTGCTTTCTCTTCTCTTCTAACTGATGAAGAAGCTAAAGGGTTTATGCATGAGGTTATTGCTTACTTCAATGCTGAAATTAAGGATCAGTTTGTAGCTACAACTAAAATCATCGTATAATGATTGTTGAGTATTATGGCGTTACAGATAACGTATGTGAGTGGCATTACATTCATAGTATAATTGATCATCTGAAATTTGATGATTCAGTTAAGCTACATGTTGTGAGTGTCACCCCTGAGAGTGATTATCGTGACAAAGTAATACTTGATTCTAATGTAAAGAATATTATCTTCGGACTCTCTGATGATAATATGACAGATAATATTCCACAAGACTGGAAAGATAATGCTGTTGTATTTAAGTCTTATTTATCACCTGAACAGGAGCGAGGCAATGTACATTCATTACCATTAGGTTATAAATATAATAATAGGCATGTATCTAATGAGAACTTACCAATTATAAATAGACCTTTTGATGTATTCTTTTCTGGTCATATGTCACCTTTTCCGCACAGAGAAGACTATATGTCAAGTATAATTGACTTCTTCAACAATTTAAAGCCTAAAGATAAACCAAATATTGACATTAATATTACAGAAGGATTTAATATGGGAATTGATGGTGAGATTTATTCGAAGAGTATGCACAGAGCTAAAATTGCTATTTGTCCTCCTGTTAATGTAAGTATAGAGACATTCAGACACTATGAAGCAATGCGAAGTGGTACTATTGTTGTATCACCTAAATTACCTGAAACTAAAATCTTTAAAGATTCATATATTTGTCAGGTAGATGACTGGCATAACGATGCTGGTCATGTTATAATGGACTTGCTTAAGGATCTAGATATGTTACAGCTAGTTCAAGATAAGCAGAATGATGACTATATTAATAGATATAGTTCGCAAGCGATTGCAAAGTATATTACAGATCTTGTATGAATTTCTTCCAATTACAAAATAAACTATTTTACTCCGATAAAAGCAAATCAGTAGAATTTTTAGATTCAGAGGGTGAACAAGCCTTTGTACCCTTTCTTCTTAATAGATGGCTTACAATGTATAGTAAGCAGACTGTTAGCTTTGTTAATGATACCCTCAATAAATATTGCGGTGTGTTTGATACTGATAAGCAAAAAACGTATAGGCTATATTACAATCTGATACCTCGGCTTAAATTTAAGCGTATTAATTATATTAAGAAAGTAAAAAAAGATAAAGCGGAACAAGAAGATCTAGATCAGCTTAAACTGATTGCAAGAAATAAAAATATTTCTGTAAGAGAGCTTAAGATGTATAGAAATCTGCTTGATTAATTTTAAACTTCACCTAAATATTGTTATGGCACAACGAAGTATTGATACTCTTGCAACACAAAAGCATTTAATTGATTTCAGCACTCACAGTGAGGGTGATATGGGACTTACAGACGACTTTGAGCTTCAAATGATTTTTGATGATATTCTTCTCGTAGAATATGTAGATGAAAATGAGACTGGTGAAATCCAACGTAATGGAATTTTTGTACCAACAAATGCAATTACGAAAGCTTGGCGGAAAGCCAGGGTTGTTCTAATTGGACCAAAAACTGTATATACGAAGGTTGGTGATGTAGTCATCTTCCCTAATAATTTAGGTGTTACTGTTGCTAATATTGACGTTCAAGGTAAAAAAATTAAAAAGGGTATCTTCTTAAATGAAGATCGACTATTCGGTATTTGTAAACTAAAGGATGATAATACAGAGGACAACTCTTGATTCACTATTACTAAACAAAGTATGTGAGGTACGGTTTGTGAGACGTCGCCCAAGAGCTGGTGATGGTCCAACAAGACGTATGATATGTACTAAATCCTATGAGATATTAAACTCTGTAAATGGTAGAACCACACTCAACTACAGACCTCCATCAGGTCCAGTTCAGGTCAATGAAGCAAGAGACAACCTAATTGTTGTGTGGGATATACTAATGCAAAACTACAGAGCAATTAGCATGACATCATGTGATCTTATACAAGACATTGCTGCTAATGATTTTTGGGAGTATTTTAATGAAAACATTTATCCAATGTCACCAGCACAAAAATTTAGCTTTATGAACTCATGAACGTATCAATTGAAAAATTCTCAGATTACCTTAAACCATATCTACTTCAAACTGTTGCAATTTGTACAGATAAAAAGATCATTCGAAAGGGTAAGTTACGAATCTTTCAAATGAAACAACACTACGCGAGACTCACACTTGAAGATGAGGTTCGAACACGTATTTATGAGATTCCATACCCATTTAATATTGGTACATCTGGTAATAGAACTACTCTGAGTTATAAGGTTGATGAGTTTTTAAACTTTGATGAGCTCGAGCTTCAAGTTAAGTTGTTAGATTCAACTAAAAAATCTAAACTGTATGATAATAATGTTTATATTATGCCGTTAGCTGAAGTTGATTTATAGGTATAGTAGCCTACAATAAATACAGTGATAAGCAAACTACAACAAAATTTCCCCGATGGTTATACGCCTAATTCATCACAAGTAAAGCTACTTAAAAGTATTGATGAAGCTTTTGATTCAGGTACCAAATTTGTTGTCTGTAATGCTCCTACTGGTAGTGGTAAGAGTTTTATATCTAAGACACTTGGTAATGTAGCTGATGAAAGTCCTGATGAATTTAGAGAGTTAGTTACATCTTATGCAGCTTATAAGAGAAGTCAAACTGGATATAAACATCAAGAAGATTGTGATGAATCACCGCACTTTGGATGTACGGCTCTAACTATTACCAAAGCACTGCAAGATCAATATAAAGAACTATTTGATGATGCAGCTGTAGTTAAGGGTAAGTCAAACTACCAGTGTGCAGTTGATGATAGGGTGACCGTTGATGTTGCACCATGCTTGAGTGTATCAAGTCTTAAAGCAGATTGCTGGGCAAAGAACAAATGCCCATATTATGAAGCAAGGAATAAAGCATTGACTGCTCAGTTTAATACTCTCAACTATAACATGTTCTTTGCTCTACCAGCTCATCTTAAGAAGAGACAATTCTTAATTTGTGATGAAGCTTCTGAGTTGGAAGATCAGTTAGTTAAAGAGTTTACATGTAAAATTGATTATAAGTTTCTCTCAAGGATGGATATTAATGTAAGAATACTTACACAAACTATGTCTGCTGTTAAATGGTTGTCAGAGTTGCAAGTAGATCTTATAGATAAGATTGATGATATTAAAGACATACTAAATATAAAGAAGTCAAATAATAAAAAAGCGATGCTCGAGCTTACAACTAGTATGCAGAGGTTGATGAACTTGCAGAGTAAGATTGATCAGGTTGCTGATTCATGGCAAGAGTCTGAGTATGTGTTTGAGAGAGATCATGACGGTATTACTTTTATGCCGCTTAAAGTTGATAAATTAGCACATAGATTGTTTGAGTATGCAGATAAAGTTATATTGATGTCTGCTACTATTATTGATCCAACTAACTTCTGTAAGTCTCTCGGTATAACTGATTATAAGTATGTTGAAGCTGAGTCATCATTTGATCCAAAGAAAGCTCCTATTATATGTAATCCAAAGTATAAGTTAAATTATCATACAATGGATAAGTACTTGCCGAGAGTTATTAAGCAAGTAGCTGAAATTTGTGAGTATCATAAGGATGATAAGGGAATCATCCATTCGCAAAATAATAATATTACATCAAAGCTTTCAAAAATACTTACAGGTGATAGATTTCTATATAGAGAGCCTGGTGTTAGAAATGAGGACATCCTCGAGCAGCATATGGCAAGTCAAGATCCAACTGTATTAGTTTCACCTTCAATGTCTTATGGAGTTGATTTGAAAGGTGATCTTGCCAAGTTTCAAATACTTATTAAAGCACCTTTCTTACCTACTAAAGATGTGAGGATCGCAAAGATGATGAAAAATGATTTTGATTGGTATCAGAATAAAATGTTGTGCTCATTGATTCAGTCATGCGGTCGAGGTATACGATCAAATAAAGATAAATGCATTACCTATATACTTGATGGTACTATTGTTGAAGCTATATTAAGAGCTAGACATAAGTTGCCGAAATACTTCTTAGAACGGTTTGTTTAATTAAATAATAGTAGCTTTGAAGAATTATACGTACAATTTCGAGATCAAGGATCTTCTCACACAATTCGTTGCTGCGTTTGATGATACTGTGATTAAACGCTTTAATAGAGCTGGAGCTCCAGAACAGGAAGTAGAAGTAAGATATGTGTTTGCTCCAAAGCAACGTATAATGCATGATGTAGTTAACAAGGCTCAAAATCTTCAACTACCCGTTGTAGCTGTTAATCTTACAAGTGTCTCTTATGATACAGATAGAGTATTTAACAAGCTTAATAACTTTGAAAACGCCGCTGGTGTTAATAGTGCATCTTCTATAAGGACACCCACACCAGTTAACCTTACAGTTAACATGTCTATCCTTTGCAGATATATGCAAGACATGGAGCAGATTCTTTCTAACTTTATACCATATACTGATCCATATATTGTCCTTGCCTGGAAAGAACCTGTATCAGACGCGCTTGATAGTGATGTTATTGAGATTAGAACAGAGGTACTCTGGGATCAGACCATTAATCTTAATACACCAACTGAAACCACATATAGTGATAAGTTTAGAATTATAGCAGATACTTCCTTTACTATTAAAGGTTGGTTGTTTAGAAATCAGAATGAAACATCAAATCCAATATACTTTATTGAAAACAACTTTATTAATACATCACCTACTTATAGCTTTAACCAAGCTTTAACATCTCTAGAATATGAAGCATTCTTTGATAGTCTAACAGCTGATGCTGGGTATGA